CGAGTTGTCGTCGCTCTGCTCGATCTTGGTATTGCTTGCAACGCTCGAAATTGTTCCGTCGACTGTCGATGCCATGACGACCATCGCATAAGAAAAACCGCGAGTATCAACGGAACCAGTAATGGTCGTCGATCCTGCGTTTTGTACAGCCGTAACGATCTTGACATTCTGAAGAGTATTCATATTTGTCCTTTCGTGATGTGGGCCGGGAGGATTTCTCCTCCCGGCCCCTATTCAGAAGTTCAGACCGTTGCTCCAGCAGCGGAGCCTTGCTCACTCGCGGAAACGATTCCGTCCGCCGCATTGCCCAAGTCGCAAGTCACAAGGAGAGCATCGCCGGAGTTCGGCCCATACGTCACCTTGAGATATCGCTTGCGACCTCGAAGGTCGACGTTGTAGACCATCTTGGCGATAGTCGTCGCGATGGCCGCAGTCGATGAGATCGGACTAGGCGTTGCGCCTGAAACCGTGCTAAATGAAGCGGTTGCATTGTCGCTCTCTTCGAGAACGTGACTCGATGACGCAGTACTCGGAGCGATTGTGCTTGCAATTCCGAAGACGGTAATCGTCGCGTATGAAAAACCGCGAGTGTCGAACGTCGACGTGATTTGCGTGACGGTCGTTCCATTGCCGCCGCCGGAAATGATTCGGGAGATATTTCTCATGTGTGTTTTCTCCTTTGAATCAGAGGGTCATCTTGATCATTGCGCCGGAGACCGACGACGATCCGACGTTCGCGCAAACGATGTCAACGCGCTCGGTTCCACGAACAACGCGCTCGTCCTGCTCGAAGGCGTTGAGAGCCGAATCGCTAAACGCGATCGAGGTCGCGCGGCGATCGCCGAGATAGCAGGCTTGCGAAAGGTCGCCGATGTAAGCGAAGACTGCGCCGCCGCTTTCGGTTGCCGGAATCACTTGCGTGTATTCAACGGGATATCCGAAGAATCGAGGCTCGCGAATTCCTGCGGTCATCTCTGCGGCAGTCACGCCGCCAGCGGTCAATGCGAGACGTTCGAAGACGCCAGAGTATGCCGCTCGCGAGCAGTAGATCTTGACGTTGCCTCGTTGATAAGCCCATTGCGGCAACTTCTTGAAGCCTCCCGAAACTTCCGCGACCAACACGCCAGAGTATGCCGACGCTGCGCCGTCGCTGATTTGGAAGGTCGGATCAGAGAGAGCAGTATTCAGCCCGACAACGCCGCCGTAGGTTGACGTGCCGTCTCCGTTGAATCCTGCATCGTCTTCCTTGAATGCGAACTGGTACGCGATTTCGTTCGCGACATCGCTCGCGAGGTCGATGATCGAGTCTTCGAGGAGTTCGTTCGAGACGGTCGTTAGCGCGGTCAACTTCTTCGCGACGAGTTGCACGTTGTCGAAGCCCATCGTCGACTCGGTCGCGGCGATCGCTTCGCCGACCCAGAACGCCGTGAGGCCCGTATTCTTGCGAGGGATGCGGAGCGTGTCGCTCGTCATTCGGTAGATCTTCGCGTTGCGACGGAAGACACCGTACTGCTCGCGAAGCGTGACGAGTTCAGCGGCCATCTCGTCAGGAACGAGGAAGCCACCTTGCGAGTTCACGCCTTCAGTGTGAGCCTTGATCGTGATGCCGAAGTTCTTGCAATTCTCGACCGACTTCTTGTGGCCGAGAGTCGCGAGGCACCACGTGCCGAACTTCCAAGCCATCTCCTTCGAGGAGAACGCCTTGCGGCCTGCGCTGTACACGCGAGCGCGTTCCCAAGGCTTGTCGTCGACGTTGGCGACTGCCGAGAGGCCGCGCGGCATCGCATCGAGACGCGAAGCGACTTCGCGACGGATCGACTTCGAGATCTGCTCCTTGTCCTCTTCGCTCATCATGTCGGTCGATGGAGCAGCGGCAGCGATCGTCACGTCGAGCGTGTCTGGATCAACGGCCATGCCTTCAGCATCGGTAATCATGTAGCCTTCGAGGATAAGTTTCTTCTGCATTGCCACGCCGTCCGCACCCTTGATGCGAGCGGCCTTTTCAAGCGCGTTCTTGAACTGATCGAGATTCATCGTCTTCATGTCTGTACCTTTCGAATTCAAAGAAACAACTCTTCTCTTCCGAGCGAGGCCGCGTTTCAAGCGAAGTGCTGTGAGCGTTGCCGAACGTCAGAGCCAGAGCCGACCGCGAGCGCGAGCAATTTCGCGCTCTACAGTTTCAGAGAGCATGATCGACCGTGCCGCCTTTGTAGATGAGTGCGCCGGAATCGAAATCGAAACGACCGTGCGCTTCGGAGGCTCGATGCCAAACCATTTCCGCGCGGAAGCAGGCGAACAGATTCCCTTCTTCACGGCTGTGATGAGTGCCTCCGGATTCGCCTGCAATGGAGCGAGCGAGACTTCGAGCAGTTTCCATCGCGAGTAGATCGTTTTCACGTCCTCGCCGTATTTCTTCTTGTCGATGTCTGTCGCGCGGCGCACTCCTCCGGCCTCCGGCACGTATCCGACCGAGACTGCGCGGACGATGCCTTGGCCGACGAGAGCAGCGGCGACCTCGGGAAAGAAATCGCCAGAGTATCCGTCAGGCCGCTTTGCGAAGACGAAGTCGCCAACGATGTCGCGCTCTCGACGCTTGAGGCCGACCGTCGTTCCGACTGGCTCGGCGTAGTCGTGATTCCAGAAGAGCGTCGGATTCTGCTCGAACTCCTTCGAGTTCATTCCGGCAGGGATCAAGACCTCGCCGTCGCGATCGAGCGTCTCTGCCGTGATGATTGCGGTGAATCCCTTCGCTGTCGAAGTGAGTTCCGCACCGAGTGCCTTCCGCTTCAGATCGTTCATCGCATGATCCTTTCGACTTGAGCGTCAATCGCTGCAATCTCTTCTGCATTCTCCGCGATGATCTGGCGGAGATTCTCTGCTTCCGCTTCAGCGAGTTCGCGCTCTGCTTGCTGCATTTCTGCTTCGAACTCGTCATCGAGCCGAGGCTGAAGAGCGCATCGGCAGTTCGGATGCAAAGGAGGCCCGTCGATCGCTTCATAATCGGCGACCATGATTCCGCCGTCCTTCCCGATGATCTCCGAGCCTTCACCGTAGAAAGAGTCTTCGAGGCCGACAGCGTTCTTCGAGAACGCATCGCTCGCGGCCTCGCAGAACTCGCAAGGATCAGGCGCGAGTAGCCACGTCTTCCCGCTGACTACGCCAGATGCCTTCCATGCTTCGACCTCAGCGCGTCGGCTCGCGCGTTGCGCTTCCGTTCGAGCGATCGTCAAAGCGCGGCGAGTCGTTGCGCGTTCCGCGTCTCCGTCCTTGATCGCCCACGTCTTCACGCGCTCCGCGATCTCTGGAATCGTCTCGCCATTCGCGACTCCGTCTCCGATGACCTTCGAGAACTTGACTGCCGTCCATCGGTTCGTCGAGTCTGCCGCGCGATTCGCGAGACGGATCGACTCTGTTCGAGCGTATGCCTTTAGATCCTCGCCGTGCTTGTCGAAGTTCACCGGAAGAGCCTTGATCTTTTCAAGCGTCGTCTTCCCGAGGATGATCCCTGCGGCGAGCGAGTCTTCGAGATACGGTCGAAGCGCGTCGACGATGTCCTTGCGCCACTTCTTCGATTCGAGAAGAGACTGCACTTCTGCGGCGAGTTCTTGAGTCGGAGCGTCCTGCTTCGCAATGCGTTCGAGGACGGCCTTGACTTGTCGATCGAAGATGCGACCGACGCTCTTGCCGAGTTCATCCTCGCGCTTCGTGATCTTGTCGAACTCCTTGAGCGCGTCCTTGCCGAGATCCTTCGTGAGAACGTGCGGCGGATCAATCTCGTCGGCCTCGATCATCTTCGTCCAGAGATCAGAGAGAAGAGATTTCTTTGGCTTCATTGCCGGAGCAGCGTTTGCCTTCGGATCGCTCGAATTCGCATAGATGAGATTCACCGCATCGGAGATCGGTAGTTTCGATTCCTTGCCGGAGTCATCCTTCAGCGTGACCGTCGTTCCGGTCGCCGATGGCTTCCATGCTGTCATCTGGTAGCCCATCGCTCGGAACGCATTCTCTGCGACATCAATCGTGATCCGCGAAGGCTTCGCAGGGAGTTCGACCGAGTGCGACTGTGGCTTTGCCATGCCTTCCGCCGGAGGAGATCCCTTCGCAGGCTTCGACGTGCGAGGCTTCTTTGGAGCCTTTGGTTTGTCGCTCGCAGGCTTCGATTCCTTCGGAGCCGAAGACGATTCGCTCGATCCGCCGCCGCCGCTTGATCCTCCGCAAGTGTTGCCTTCCTCGAATCCTTCAGAGCCGACACCGCAGTTCTTTCCCTCGATGCAGTCGATCTCTTCTGCGATGTCTTCGAGTGCCTTCGTCCAAGCGTCGTCGATCGAGAGTCCTTCGAATGGATCGCTGTCGCATCCGCAACCGCAGGCAGATTTCTTCGCATCGCTCTTCTTTGGATGGTCGTCCGGCAGAAGATCGAAGTCGGTTGTGTAGTCAGCATCCTCTGGCTTGCCACGACGAACGAGAGTCAGAAACGCATTTACTCGCGCAATGGCCCATTGCTCGCGACCGACTCCGGTGCGATGGCTCGTCGAGAACGCTCCTGCGCCGCGGCGATAGACGGCCTTCAGCATTCCGAGATCGACGCGCTTCCCTTTCTCGTCTCCGTGCTTCTCGTTGTGTTCGTCGACCTTCGCTCGAAGAGCATTCTCTGTGGATTCGC